CTAGACAGATAGTCAACCCGCGTGTAATCAGCCTCTATCTCAACGGTACGCCGCTTGTGGCTGTGACCTGCCTCGGCGACTATATTGACATGTACCAGCGTTTCAGTGGCTATAAGGTGCCTACATTCTTTTCCATGCGCAAGGCTTTCCGCCGCTTTCTCCAAAAAGGCGACCCTATCGACTACTTCGTCGATTCTCTCACTGGTGAGATTTACGAACCTTATGAAATGGTCCCTTGTGGCGAGTGTGAGCTCTGCCGCAAGAAAAAGCAGAATCACATAGCTACAATGTGCCAGATGGAAACCCAGCAGCATCGTGAGCTGCCTCTGTTCCTCCTTCTGACTTACAACGATTGCTTCAAGCCAGACCGCGGAGTTGTCTATGAAGATTTCCAGAACTTCATGCATCGCATCCGCAAGGTATACCGCGACATGGGTATCAAGAATGTAGCCAAGTATAAGCGTGAGCATGGCCATGGCGACCTTCGCTTTTGCTGCTGCGGTGAATACGGCAACGACGACCGTTACTCTCATCGCCCTCACTGGCATGTCCTCTTATGGGACTTCCCTACCGAACTCTTCAACAATGACTACAAGAAGATGCGTGCCTACTTTGAGGCCAAGTGGTATAAAGGTATTGCCAAGTACAAGCAGTGTGACAACGGTGATGCTGGCTTCTACATTGGCAAGTACATAGCCAAGGAAGAGCATGGATACTATGGTAATCCGCCTGTTGTGCGCCACTCCACCAACCTCGGTGTCAACTTTGTCCGCTCTGTTGCCCAGAACATTATTAAGAAGAACCCGTCGTTCCACGACTTCATGTACTGTGACAAGTTCAGCGGCCAGACACGTATGCTTCCTCTCACAACCTACTATCTGCACAAGATTTTCCCGACATTCAGTAAAGTGCCTAGCTATATAAAGGATGCAGTCCGTAATTTGAACGTGCTTGCGGATATCGACCCTGTGTTCAACATCATGGAGCTCGACCCAAGCCTCCGCCAGGAAATAGGTTATACCACTGTCTACGCCAGGAGTGTGGCTTCTCTAAGTCCAGAGGAGCAAGAGACTATGTACGCGGACTGCGTTAAGGTGCTTCAGCACGAATACGAAGGCAAATATATAGACTATGCCCACAATGACGGTATCATTCGTCAGTACCTCGACTCTCTTTTCTCAGAGCTTCAAGTCGATGTCAAGAACAAGGCATATCAAGTTAAAAGAGCCCGTCAGGTCTCTGAATCAATACTTAAATCGAAAGGAATAAGATGAACATTTCACAACATTGCTTCATGCCCCTCACGCAGAAGAACGCCGAGTTAGGTTACTACAACAGTAGTGCCCAGCTTGTCAGTTCTGAACTGTATAGGAGCTATCCAATCCAGACCTATCCCGTTACGCCTCTTATCTCCTGGTATCAGGCTTTCAGTGATGTAGTTAACACCAAGCTAAGAACTTGGAGTTCCAATTCCACCACTTCACAGACCACCAATACATACGAAGCTTCATTAGGCCCTTTGACTGCCAATGTAGTCAAATGGACTGGTGCTGATGGCCCTGACCAATATAACGTTATGCTGTTTTACTTCTAGCCATGATACAGATAGTTATCCCGACCTTTTGCGCTTGCGCGCTCTGTCTCGCCTATATGGTTTGTGATGTTACAAAGACAATAATAAATAAAAATAGAAAACAATGAGTAAAATTTTTCGTAAAAACAATGGCCCTGCCGTTGACGTGAAGCGAAACACGTTTGACCTCAGTTTCGGCAGTCACGTTACTGGCAAGCTTGGAGACCTGATTCCAGTCTACTGTCAGGAAGTTATCCCTGGCGATAGCTTTGAAATTGACCCTAAGTTCGGTTTGAGGTTCAACCCGACCGTGTTTCCGATTCAAACTAAAATGCACGGAGTGATGCACTTCTTCTATGTGCGTAACCGTAACCTTTACAAAGACTGGCAGGAGTATATCACCCGCACAAATGATGATGCAGTTATGCCTTATCTGTCTATTACGGAATCCAATGCCAAGGACATCATTGGTACTGGTAGCCTTGGTGACTACTTAGGAGTTCCTACGACCCTTACAGGTGAGTATGCTCAAAAACTTGGCATAGCACTCGACACTTGTACTCTTAGTGAGACGCCTCCTGTACTTCCTTCTATTCAGTCTGGTTCGTCCTTCAGAAATATGAGTGTCAGCCCTACATTTAACAGTACTGCACTTTCAACGGTAAACCGTAAGGCTTCCAGTTATGTATGGATACCTGCGAATGTTTTCTCTGGTGCTGTTGGCGACTTGGATGCCAATCCTAACCTAGTTTACAAGAACTGGGATTCTTACCCGACCATCAATCATGCTTTCGACGGCAGTGTCAGCTATCATAGGCTCTATGGTTACATGGGCCGTACTGTTCTCGCTCACCCTATTACTACCAGTAATGTCGATGTTTCTACGCCGATGAATCTTGGTTCAAGTAATCTGAATCTTGACAAAGGTGCTTATCTGTTTTTTGTCGCTGGCGCCGACAAGGAAGCTGGCATTGATAAGACTCGTGCTTTGGCTTGTATAAGTGTTGGAGCAGTGTATGATGCTACCAAGGGTACTGTAACTCTCAGGATGAGTAATAATGCTGCCACTGTTAATGCTGTTAATGCTATCAATGATGCTATCCAGTATAGGAATGTGTATGTTGGCCTTATCTGGGATACCGATGTAAATACTACTGATTGGTTGAGCCTTCCGAGTGTGCTTCCGACTTCTTCTTCTTATAAGAATCCTGGTGATTACCTTACCTTTGACGCGGAAGGTATCCAGGTTTACGACGCTACCGACCCCAATACTGTTGTATACAATCCTTTCGTTCTGCATGCAGGCCAGACCACTCCTAAGATTAAGCTCAATGCTCTGCCGTTCCGTGCCTACGAAAGCATCTATAATTACTTCTACCGTGATGAGACCGTTGACCCCTTCCGAATCAATGGTAAAGAGGCCTACAATGACTTCATTACTACTCATAACGGAGGTGCCGACTTTACTCCTTACAGACTCTTCCAGAAGAACTGGGAACGCGATTATTACACCAGCTGCCAGGTATCTCCTCAGCAAGGAACTGCTCCTCTCGTAGGTATCAGTGCAAATGGTACTTTTACCTTCGATGATGGTACTAACCAGTACACTGCTAGTATGACAATCGGAGATGATGGTGAGACCATCACTGGTATCTCAACCTACTCGCCAGATATGCCGAAAGGCTCTCTCCGCCAGCTTATGGACGTTGTTACTAATGGACTGTCAATCAACGACTTAAGAGCCGTGAACAGTTTCCAGAAATGGCTAGAAACTAACATCAGACGTGGTTATAAATATGTTGACCAGATTTACTCCCACTTCGGTGTTAACCCTGCTTTCAAGGCCAACGATTGCCCTGAGTTCATCGGTGGAATCCACTCCGTCGGTGATGTCAACCAGGTTACTAACATGAGTGCCGATGGCCTCGGCCAGTATGCTGGACAGCTCACAATGTTCGGAGGTTCTGACAACAAGATTCACCAGTATTGCGACGAGCATGGTTATATCATAGGTATTATGTGTGTATTCCCTGAGCCCGTCTATTCTCAGATGTTGCCTAAGCACTTCCTTAAGACGGAGACTCCTTTGGATTACTTCTTCCCCGAGTTTGGTCACATTGGAATGCAGCCGATTACGTACAATGAGGTGACTCCTTTGGAAGTTGCAGCTTCTGATGCTTCTGAAGGTACTGATACTATCAATGATGTCTTCGGATATCAGCGCGCTTGGGCCGATTACCTGTCTAACAATGATTCTGTCCATGGTGATTTCAGGACTTCTCTCAGTGAGTATGTTGTGAACCGTGTTTTCAATTCGAAACCCGAGTTAGGCCACGACTTCATCGCCATTGACGACAATGACATCAACGATGTGTTTGTCACTACTGACGACTCTGACAAAATGCTCGGCGAGCTTCGCTTCGATGTCAAAGCTAAGAGGCCTATTCCTGAATATGGTATCCCTCGTATCGAATAAGTCCTTCACTTCAATAACATGTTAGAACCCTTGCGGTAGTATAGGTCAGACCGCTTTTTCTAAAATGAGAAACATCAATGTAAAACATTTCGCCCGCCCTCGCAGAAAAGAGGATGAGGCTGTCGTTCAGAACAACCTCAGTTATACTCCTTCACAAATGATGGAAATGGCTGAGCAAGGTATTGCTATCAGCGCTCAGAATGTCAATCCTGACAACTTCTTTGACGGTGTTCCTGTTAACGAGAGTACCTTTAACATGCCGCTCGAACGTCTACGTGGTGTAGATGTTGCTGACTGCTGGCAGGCTAGCATGAGCGCTAAGAAAAAGGCCAAAGAAGGACTCAAAAATGACATTAAGCAGTTCGGTGCCTGGAAACCTGCACCTGAACAGAAAGGAGAGTAACTATGGCTGATATAATTGGTGGACTTGTTACCTCCCAAATGAATTGGATGAACAACCAGGAGGCTTTCAGGCAACAGAAAGAGTTACAACGGAACGCCCAGGATTTCAACAAGATGATGTTTAACGCTGCTAATATGTATAACAGCCCGTTGCAGCAGATGATGAGGTTCAAGTCTGCTGGTCTCAACCCCAACTTAATCTATGGTCAAATGGCTAACACTGCTTCTGCTCCGACTATGGGTTCTCCTTCTGCTCCTTCTGCTGCCCAGGCTGCTCCTTTGAACCTTCTTGAAACTGCTCAGATTGATTTGATTAAGGCTCAGAAGGACAATATTAAAGCTGATACTGATGAAAAGTTGGCTGGTGCTAATCTTAAGAATACTAACAGTGACCTCATGAAGGCCCAGAAGGCTCATCTCCAAGACGTGCTTGGCCCTTATTATGATGAAATGCGTAAAGTGGCTCATCAGGAAGGAGTGCATCAGGCAATCCAGAACTGGCTTGACGGTTATGTTCCTGTTGCTTATGATAAAGACGGCAATTGGACTGGTAATATGGATGACTATCCTGAGGAGTATACTAAGATGGGTAAACTATTCGAAGATGCTAAACAGGCTATCGCGGACGAGTATCACATGACTCATAAAGAAAGAGAGCGACTTGATACACTATTCCAGGCTATGGTTGACAATGATTTGGAGCAGCTTAATGCCAGCTTAGCCAACCTTAAAGCTAATAATGCCATCCTTCAAAAGTATGCTGATAAGGAATGGTTCCAGGCTATCTACTTTATTGTTAATACACTTGGAAAGGCTCTTCAAGGTGTTGCTCCTATTGCCCTTGGTATATCCAATGCACGTACTGGTCGAATGAATGCCCATAGTAATAGGATGAATGCCAGTAAACCTGCTCGTCAGGTCAATATTTTCCCAGACCATCCATTCTAAATAACCCAACGACAGTGGTTATAGGTTATAAAGGGGACTTAAAGGTCCCCTTTACTTATACTATAGTTCATTCTATATGCAAACTGGGACAACCTAATAAAATCAACCATTCGACTGTCCCAGCCTCGTCTACTCTCCTGAGTAGATTTGTGAGATGTGACAAGAGAGTGCGATAGCAACAAATACACAGTAGACACACACCATGCTATAACAAGCATTGACTCTACTGCAACATTCCGCGACCCCAGTGTCGCCCCACAGTGTAGCCGCCAGGCTGCACACGGCTTTGGAGTAAAAAAAAACACAAAAAAGTGCTGATTTTTCCGTATTTTTCAAAATTGCTGTATATTTATATATAGAAAAACA